ATCGTTGTCACCTGCCTGCTGCTGAGTGTTGTTGTCGGTAGCTGCAGCGGCGGGGGTAGCAGGAGTCTCGTCGGCTGCTGCTGCGGCCTGCTGAATCTCGTCAACAGCCTCGGCAACCTCTTCGGGCTCCATGTCCTTCACGGCTCTGGAAAACAGACGAGCGATGAAGGAGGGATTGTTCTTGGTGTTAGCCATTTTCGGTTTTCCCCTTTCTTCGTTCTTGGAGTTCTTGGATTCATCCGAATCCTTTATAGCAACACGATGACCCGCACGGCCTGCCGGCACAACCGCAACATGGTTACCGCGAATGCTACTCTGGTAAAGGCGACCCTGTTCGTCCTGCATGTACTCGCAGTCGTAACCGCAGGAAATCTCTCTGCGCCCGTTCTGAATCTCCTGAATCAGCTTGGGAGCATTGATGACCAGATCGGCCAGGAGGAGGTCGCTTTCCTCGCCGGTGCCTCTCCGGATGTTCTGCGCATGGCCATTGCCATAGGCTACGATGTTTTCGGCGGTTACGCTGACGGGCGGATGATCGTCGGTGACAGGTTTGCCCTCAAACGATGCAATGGTGGCAGGAGCGAATACCTCCGCCTCCGTCCGCATGACGTCAACGATGCTGTTGGTATCACCATCCAGCAGGCCGAGTTCAGACCGCAGATACTGTTGAGAACCCGTCCGGGCAATCGGAACATTCAGGCAGATCAGATAGCCCTCGGGCGTGAGCGTCATATTGTCGCTCAGTCGGGAGCCGTAGAATACCCTCACGGTCAATCGCTCCCTTCGATCTTCGCATTGACCAGAACAGATTCAATACCACCGCGGAAAACCACTACGCGGTTACCGTTGATGATGCTGGTAATCTGTTTGGGATCCAAGTCGAAATATGCCGGGCCCTTGAAATCGCCGTCACCGCTGGGGGTGGGGTCGATGGTCGGCAACTCCGCATGGACGGTAACTGCCTGCTCGGCAGCTGCTTTCGTTTTTGCCATAATCATCCTCCTGTCTTTATGCTGCGATTCCAAAGCGTTCCTTGAACGCCTGGAGGGACTGGATCGTTTCAATCCGTCCGGATATATGCACCTTTGCAGGGAACGAGATGTCCTCCAACGCAATGACCGGCAACGCGATACAGCGGCAGTTGAAGATGCCGCCGGCGTGATAGCTATTGTAGGACCGGACGCCTGCAAGACGCTCGGGATTGGGTGGGTCGCTCCATCTGCAAATCACGCCCTCCATGATCTGGTGCGATTCGCGGACGCGATCTCCGTCACGGGCCGTGCGCCAGATGTAGAAGTCGAGATTCATGGCCTCGGCTCTGGACTGGACAAGCGCGGTGGATGCCTTGGCTGATTCGGTTCGGGCAATGCGCCGGGCTTCAAATTCCCGGAAGTGCTTCGCTTCAGCCAGCATTTCCTTGGTGATAGAAGAAGGCCGAACACCCTCGGACCAGCGCTGCTGCGCCAGCTTTGAGAAGCGTTCGGCCATATCACGGGGGACGGTTTTAATCAGCTTGGAGTTTTCGATGACGATGTCTTGAATCGCCTGACCCAACAGAGTGTTCGTGGTTTCCGCCTTGAGGGCTTTGTAGATCGCGCGCCCCTGACTGGAAGATGCCGCTGCTGCCCTCCATGTGGCCTTTTGCCCAACAGCCGTCATGGTGGCAATGTTCAAGGCTGCTTCTTCACAGAGCCTTGCGAATTGCGGCGACATTGCGATCAGCTTCAGAGTACGGATGATGTCGTTGGGATCAGTCAGACCTTCGATCTTCCGTTCGACTTCCCTCAGGAGCCTGTCGATCATATTGCGGTACTTGCGCTCTGCTTTACGCCGCTGCGCTGCCAGAAGCTCAAGTTCGGGACTGATCTTGTACACGGTACCACCTCGTTTCGGGCATGAAAAAAAGCAGCCCGCTTATGCGAACTGCTTATCTTGTGTGTATGAGGTTTATGCGCTCAGGAGCTCCACGGCCTTGACTTCTTCCCAAGGGCAAGTGATTGTATCACCGGCCTTGGCGTTGTCCAGGAACTCCGCTTCGTGCGCCGCCTGCTCAGGCGACATAGCCATCGTGAAATCCTCGGCGCTCGTAGCGACGATTCGTTCATTCGGGCCAATGCTGCCATCCAGAAACGTGATCTTCACGGGGATCTGGTTGTCGAAAGCGTGGACCAGCTTTTTAATGTTCTCCAGCAGAATACCTTCAGAAATTGCCATCAATCGTCCTCCATATCGCACGGGAAGAAATGCCAATCGTTGTTCTCTTTCGAGAACCGCACTTCTACGGCATGAACCGGATGCCCCTTATCGTCATTCCTGTCGAAAGCGGTGCCGACTTCAGTACCAAAGTCTATTTTAGCAGAAATCTGTCCGCCTTTCAATACCTTGAACGTGGCATTTCGATCTTTTAGCGCTTGGATAACACCGGGAACATATTGCTCATATCCTCCGGTGAATACGCCCTGCTTATGGCCGCTGGCCGCAGATCGGGCAGCATGTTCGCGGAACTCCTTGGTGTTGGGCATGTGGGCTTTCATGCCGGATTCGCGAATCTTCGCCTTGCCGGAGGAAATCGCATTGCTGACCTCGTCAACGCGCTTTTTCGCCTTGCCGCTCGTGGAGGCGTAGTTGCTCCGGGGCTTTGCTGTCGGCTGGCTTGTGGACTTGTTGCCACTGCTGCCAGAGCCGCCGCCGGAGCTGCCGCCTGCCTTTTTGCCTGTGCCGAACTGGCCGTTGCTTTCACGCTTCTGACCGGGATAGTCCAGCTTCAGGCTCAACCGAGCAACGCGGCGTTCTTCCTCGGTCTGGCCGTCAAGTGCCAGCCTTTGCCGCGCCCATCGGCTCATTCTCGAGATTCTCAGAAAGATTCTGTCCAAGCTGTTCACCGGCTCCACCTCCCATCGACAAATCAAATCCGACTTCGTCCATGCCGGCAGCGGCGTAATTGTCCGCGTTGGCAATATCCTCGTCGGTGATGTTCGACCACATGCCGTAGCTGGAACCACTCTGGCGCAGCTCCTTCAAGGCGGTCTGCTGGCTGATCAGGCCGGACTGGAACACGCTCACGATTGCAGCGGATCCCTGCTGAATCAGGTTGGCGCGTTCTTCCTCGCTGGTATCGCGGATGGGATTGAATACGAAATTGAGATCATCCGGGATGGCTCCCCAAGTACTCAGGCACAGGATCGGAAGCAGCTTTTCAAGAACGGGGCGCAGGATGGCTTCCTGCTGCTGCCTGACCTTGTCGTAGTAGTTGATCAGGTCGCTTTCGCCCGTGGCGTTCATGCCGGCAGGACTGCGGCCGAACAGCTTCGTCACCGGGATTTCAGATGCACCGGCGATATCCAGCATGAAGGATTCGTAGATGTCGTTCAGACCAGAGAAGGTGTACTGGTTTGTTACGAAGTCATCGTCCTTGTCCATGACGTTCATGCCCATGTTGGACATGAGGAAGTTCTGCATGGTGAGCGTCTGGTACAGATCTGCCTGCGCTCTGGAATCGGTTGCGGTCAGCAGCTCGCCAAGGTCAGACATCTTGTAGGTGCGGATGTTGGCTTGGAAGATCAGCTGCGCAATGTTCGCGCTGGAGGTGTTGCGCTTGTTCAGTTCGGTGTACACATGCTCCAGTTCAGACATGCCCCAGTAGGATTCGCTGATGCGCTCCACATAGGGCAGCTCCCGGCCAGTGAATCGCAGCACCCGGCTATGGTGGACGCGGATGCCGGAGGCGAGGTCGGTCTCCGTCATGGAGAAGTTGTAATACTCCGGCGTACCGAAGTCAGGGTCGGAAATATCCTGCACGAGTGCGCTGTCGGGATAGACGCCGGACCAGCGATCGGCAATAATAATGCCCTTGAACTGTCCCGGCATAATCAGGTTCAGATCAAGGGGTTCTTCCAACATGTTTTCCTGTCCTTCGATGACCATGATGCCCGCGGCGCCGCCGAACAATCTGCCCCAGCGCAAACCTTCAAGGATGCGCTTGCGGATGTGGGTTCTGCGCTCTGCAGTGGCCAGCTCCTCCAACTTGTCGGGCTGCACCTGACTGGTGAGCTTGTACCAGTTCTTGGTCATGTCCTCAGGAATGACGTCAATGATCTTGGTCGCGATCCAGTCATTACGGTACAGGCTGTTCAGCAGAGGATAGTTCTGCGTCATGCGGGTAATGGGGTAATCGGCTGTTTCAAGCAAGTTCAGCTGGCCGAAGCCGAGCCGCGCAAACGGATTGCTGAAACTGTCGGTGGTACGAATGGCCTTGTCCTGAACGGGCGTGGCCTGATTTGCCTGTTCGGTGGGCTGCCTGGCATTTGCCCTCCGGACGGCAGGCCTTTTCTTTCTGCTCACGCTGCAAGCCTCCTTCTGGTGACGATGGTTTTGCAAAGGTACCGGACGGCGTCCATTGCATGGTCATTTTCTTTGATGGGGCGCTCGTCGCCGTGCTGTGCGGCCTTTTCGTCCCAACAGTAGGTTTCGATCTCCTTGCGGAAACAGGGGCATTTATCTTTCAGCACGCGAATACGGCGCTGTTTTATGAGCGTGGCCGTGATCCGGATGCCGTCCTGCACTTCGTTGTTGGCCTCCTTCACACGGTAGCCTCGGTTGCGAAGCTCTGCGCGGAAGGATGTGGCCGACGGGTCGATAATGACAATGACGTTATGATCGCCGTCCACAAACTTGTCGAAGTCATTGGCATACTCGAAGTCTGTTTTCTGGAGGCGGTCAAGCGTCTTTTTGCTGTCATAGTAATACTCGTCCCGAATCCAGAAGTTGGTGCCATCGTCGATGACATCCAAGAACACCATGGGATTCGTGGTACCGTAGTCGACAGCGATATATCGGCGGTTGCGCTGCGCATAGTCCGCGGGAACGTCGCCGAGATCGTAGGTGTTCTCCTTGGCGTTCCACATGTCGTAGATCAGACCCTCGGCAGCTACCCACAGGCCCTCGATGTAACGGCGATGGAACACGCCGGTGTACATGCGCCGATAACGCTCCTTGGTGCGCTCGGACAGGGAAAGGTTGTCCTCCATGGTGAAGTGGAGGTACAGCAGCCGCTTTTCGACGTACTTGTTTATCCAGTTCTGCTTGAACCAGTGAAGCCGGGAGCCGCCGGGGTTGCAGTTGAACCAGACCTTGGAACCTTCCACCGAGCATCGGGCCGTGACCTGAGATACGAAGGATTCAGGCATCAGGGCAACTTCGTCCAGCAGGGCTCCGGCAAGGGTGATACCTTGGACGAGGTCTTGGCTGGATTCGTTGGTACCGCCGAACATGTAAAAGCTGTTCGAGCGACCGTCGCGGCTGACCAGCAGATAGTTGTCGCCGCGCTTATCTTCGACCTTGTACCCTCGTGTGGCCAGCATGCGCTTCAGGTCGTTTATTACGTTCCTGCGCAGGGAACCGATGGTCTTGCCGCACAAGCCGAAGTTGCAACCGTCAAACGTGGCCATTGCCCACATGACGAAAGAAAGGCTCATCGTCATGGACTTGCCTGATCTGATGGAGCCGTCGCAGATAATACCGTCGTAATCGTGGAATGGGCTGTTGGGCATCCACCACGAAAGGACGATCTTCTGCCTCTTGCTGAATGGCTTGAAGCGGAAACCGCCGTTCTTCTTAGAGGTCTTCGGGGATGTCTGCATCATCCAAAGTCACCTCCGCTGCCTGGGCGTTGAGCGCATCGAGGAATCCGTCGTCTGCATCAGCATCGGCAATGATCGTATATCCGGTCATTTCCATCAGCTTGTCCAACGTCTGAACCATCTTCATCAGGTCGGATTCAAAACGCACGGTTTTCTGCTTGGGGGATTTCTTCTTGGACTTTTCCTCGGAATCGTCATCAGCGCCTATAAACTCTGTGACGGATTGCTCCATGCGGTTGCCGGGGATGTCCGGGAACTTCTCTATGGTGCGGTGCAGCTTCTGAATCAGAAGGGTGCGCGATCTGTCCAGAAGCTCTATATCCTTGGCGCGCTGGGACACGATTTTTTGTTCCACTTTTGTGGCAGCTTTGTTACATACCTCGTCGCGCTTATCTGACCACTTCTCTTTGATGGCTCTGGCACGTAATGTGCTGAACGAAACCCCGTGCTTCTCGGCCAGTTTGCGGTAGGATATGCCGCCCTGCAAATACTCAGCCTTGATCTTTTCCCAATCTACATGCGACACATCACCACCCCATTGATCTGCTATGGAACGGGTTGCAACGGCCTTTCCGTGCGATTACCCGCGCCAGCTATATTCCAGATAGGTTTTGAAACGAAAAAGGCGGAAACCCTCTTTCCGAAGGCCTCCGCCGTACTATGTTCTAAATCTGCCGGTACACGACAGCATTGCTATATCCTTTGACGCCGTCGGTCATCATTGCGAGGAATTCCTCACGGGTGAAATCCGAAAGCCTGAATACTTCCTCGGGTTTCATGCCCAGCTGCTTGCCGATCTCCTGCACTGTCTTTCCCTGATCGATCAGCCGTTTGACGATGGCTTTCATCGGTTCCAGAAGGTGGGTGCCTCTGGCACGGTTGTGCGTGATCGTACCGTAGACGTCATCATTTTCATCGTCATGGGCGACAATCACCACGGGAACCTTGCCGCCGAGCGTGGAGAGAAGGGGTTCACGCCCGGATACGGTCCAGCGGTGGAATCCGTCAATGATGGTGTAATCAGGGCGGCAGACAATCGGGAGCGTCCAGCCGTTGGTAAGAATGGACTGCACGAGCAGCTGAAGGTTATCCTCCGAAACCTTGTTCGGGTTGTAGCCGTTGGGCTTGAGCAGGCTGCGGTCTACCCATTGCAATGAGGACAGAGGGGCGAATACATCAACGTTTGCCATTCTGCTCACCTCACGAATTGTAGTCGTTGTAGATGCTGGTCCACAATATCCTAAGGATACGGCTCTTGGGATCCCCGTAAAGGATGCCTTCGTACATCTTCTTGTAATGGTGCTGCTGTGCTACGCCGTAGGTCTTGATGTAAAGAGTGCGCCAGTGCCGCAGATGCTTTTTCGTGTCGGGTGCAATGGTGTACTTGTCCGTATTGAGGAACAATAGGTCTTGGCACATGGCACGATAATCCTTGGGCTGTTCGTCCTTTTCAAGCTCCTTGCGCTTGCTGGTCGAGCGACGGAACATTTCTGTATCCCAATACAAGAGAACGAGGTAGGCGTTGGGTTCCCGCTTTTCGATGCGCTGCCATAGATCGTTGTCTGTTTCAGCGATCCACCGCAGGCCTTGGGTACCGCAATCCCCGAAGAAAGCGCACAGGCGAAGGTTCCGCTTTTGCGCACCCGCCTCGTACAAGTGCATGTAGATTTCCGGGAAATCAAGGCCGCGTTCCTTGATGTAGAGCCAGACGTCGTTATCCTTCCAATCGTAGATCGGATAAAAGGCATCACCCGGGCCGATCTTTGTCATGTCGCGCCGGGCGACACACTGAAGCCGGGTCAGGGATTCCGACGTGCGCAGACCAATCATCTGAATTCCGTCCGCAAACGCTGTTTTGCAGAAGGTCTGATAATTCATCTGGCCGGGGTATTCCATAACCGGGTGCTGCATGACTGCAAAGGGCGGAGGATCCCGAATCCACAGATGCTCCTTGCCGGGCTCCCATGTAATCCAGCTTTCCGCCGCTGAGAGGTGGTCAATGACCGATACCTGCTTCATGGGCAGGCACAGCCAAATGAACGGTACGCCGATGGACATAAATTTCTGTCGCCAGCGGAGCGCTGCATCCACCATGGATTTATATAGGCCTTCTTCATCCACGAATATGATTGTCAAGAGCGATTTGTCAATCTCGCCCCGGAGAATCAGATCGTATGTGAGGCTGGACATACAAAGGCTGTCCTTTCCGCATGAGAAGGACAGGTACACTTTGCAGCCGCAGGCGAACAGGTTTTTGATTCTGGTTTTTGCGGCATCCAATACGCTGATGCTGCTCTCGAAACGCTTTACAGGCATATCCGCTCACCGCATTTCGGGCAGATGATGTATCGCTCGATCTGCCCCGCATTGCCCGTTTCTGTGGGCGGTGCGCTGGGAGTGGTTGAGATAGGATTACCTGTGTCGATAGGCTGAGAGGGCTGTTGCAACTGCGCAGATGGTGCAGCGTAAGGGTTTACGGCAGGGGCAGGCGGCACGGTGGCCGGAGCAGGCTTGGTTTCCTTGATCTTGTCGGTGTATGCCGGATCAAAGGCGCCGTATCCGGAAACGAAATCGTCGACCTCCTGCGGAGTGGCATTGAGAGCCGAGATCAGATCGGCGTCCCAGCCGGGAATATCCGTGTCATCGCCCAGGCTGCGGACGATGTCCTCAAATGCGTCGATGTCGGTGATGCCCAGCTCATACACGCGATTGTCGGCCAGCATGAGCTTTTTCTTCTGGTTGGGCGTGATGCCTTCCATGACATGGCAATAGCACTCGGTTCTGCCCATCTGCTGGAGAGCGAGGAACAGACCGTTGCCGCAGATGATCTCGCCAGTGTCGTCAATGACAATCGGCTTCACCTGCTCGAATGATTTGATGGATCGGACATATTCTGCGATTTGCTTGTCGGTGTGTCTGCGCACATTGATTTCGGCGATTCGCAGATCGGAAAGGGGCATCAGCTTGATATTCATGCACCGGCCCTCCCTTCGAGGAAGGTACGCGCCGCAGGAATCTTTTCAGCCGCTGCAATCACGATACCGGGGTCGATCTCATAGATCATTCGGAAGCCGTCGATGTGGGATTCAGGTCGTCCCCACATGGGCCACGGTGTAGGCCCGAATACCCAGCCATCCTCCCAACCGTAGGTAGGCGGCAACTCCAGAACGTGATAATGAATATAGCCGAGGATGGCCTCATGCGGCCAATCGGCAATGGCGGCAAATCGTGTTTCGCCGGTATTCTTGCGGATGTAGAAATCCTTACCGCAGGTGTTGCCATCAATAATGCGGTGACCGACGATCAGCAGATCAACGCCGTGTTCTTCAAAGTAGGTGGTGAAGGTCTTGCGCTGCAGATGACCGTACCAGCGGTTCAGGTTGTGCGCATCGTCTACGAACATCAAATCGGGATGCGCGGCCAGCCAATCGAGATCGAGACCGGTATTGATGATCTCGCATCCCTTCGGCGCATGAGCAAGAGCCCAATTCAGAAACGCCGGAAATTCAAGATCACAATGGCCGAAGAAACTTCTGGTTACGCCGGCGCGCTCACAGAGTTTGGCAAGGACAATGCTGTCCTTACCAGCACTCCAACCGAATGCGGCGGTCTTTCCTGCAACAGCCGCGGCAATACGCTCTACGGCCCGGTCGGCATACTCGGTAACTTCCTGAGGAGAGATAAGCTCCTCGATGTGCTGCATGGCATTGAGCCATTCCTCGTTTTTGGATGTTTGCTTTCTTCCGAGAACCGTCCTCATGCGCTCACCTTCTTTCGGAAGTGCAGAACCAGCGCCCATACGAGCATACCGGCAATGAGGTAAACACGGCTCTCGGCCATCAGCGTCCATACACCCATCACGCCAAGGGGCGCGACAAGGATCCAGAAAAACAGGGCGAAGATGTTGATGCCAAGTCCAATCTTGCGGCCGAAGACGGCATATTCAGAGTAAATGAACGAGGACAGCGTAGAAATCGCCAGAGCGGTGAGCAGTACAGCTTTGCACACTTCCAGTACCGGCGAAATGGTGGTAAAGATCAGGGAGAAAGCAAAGATCAGATAAATGCCGAAACCTATGCCGCCACCGATAAAGGCGCGGGTAATGTCGCAGCGTTTTACACTTTCGTCGTTGCTTTCGTTATAGTCGATCAACTTGAAAAAATACGGATAAGTGAACGGTCCGGGCAGAAGCAGCAGCCCCTTGTAAATACCCTGGGAGAGATTCGGCCATTCAATACCGAGGGACAGGCTGTTGAAATTTCCCTTCGTCATGGCAAGGGACACGCCGGACAGAATTGCAACCAGAATGTAGATCAGGTACATTCCGCCGCTGTCGGTAAGGATGTTGGTAATAATGCCGTGCCGGAACAGAACGACGATGAATGCAGCAGCTGCAGCATAGGTAATTGCCAGTGCTGCACCGCTGCCGATGATCGGCGACCATGCATCGTTTACGGCGGTCATTGCAAGCCATATCTGGAAGAAGCTG